TCAATGGTACCCAGTCCGTGTGTGTGCTGTACAATGTCTTTCAAATAGTCTTGCATTGAGTTTCTCCTGTTAATGTGTATTATAGATGATTGTATTTAGACCTGTCAACTTATTCGACAGTTTTTTCTTTGATGATGCCCAGAGCCTGATGCCCTTTTACTGTGAACAGTTCTCCTGGCTTTTTGAGTTCAAGCCAGCTCACAGCAGGTTCGTAATCTTGTGCATAAGTTATTTCAAATCCCAATTGCTGACACACTGGTATCAACATGCTTCTAGGAACATAACTCATAAAGTAATTTTCAGCATAGGCCGCACCATCCGGTAGATCTCCGTTGTTGTAGCTGAACATGAAAACACCACCTGGGCGTAGCAAATTGTAAACCTGACGCAATACTTTTTTGATTGAATCTAGAGTTTTGTAATTAAAATGATTCCATGAAAACACAAGATTAAACTGCTTCTGTGGAAGTATACCATATTCATCGTTGGTTATAACATATGGTCGTATTCTGCGTTGATATTCGGGTGCATAATTTCCCATGGTCGCGTCAAGAAATTCTTGATGTTCATCGGCTAGGTATAACGGATCGCTTGCAACTAAAAAGTTGGTCCATTCACCGTCCCTACAACCAATCTCCAGTGCTGGATATTTCCAAGACGAGTATAGTGAAATTCTACTTTCAATTTCTTGTTGTATTTGTCCGGGAATATACATCACACGAACTTTGCGAATGTTGGCAGGGTCTTCGTATCGCAGTTCCAGTTCATAATTATCTAAGAAGAACAATGAACTCTTGGCATTGATTTCTGCATTAATTTCGTCAATGATTTGTTGTACACGCTCTGTGGGAGCCAATACTGCTGTGCGAATATCTCTATAGTCTTTGATCAAATCGTTGAGCATGCCGCTGTAGGTTTCGGATGCACCTTGGCTAGCAAGGCCTATATTTAATCGCAAGTTGTCAACGCTGGCCAGCACAGGGTCCAAGAAGAAAGATGCTTTTAATCTTTCTCTTAGGGAAACAAGTTCACTCAGTTTCATAATAGGTTACTCGAATGTAAATAGACTATCAAATGTTGATTTGGTGTCTGTGCTGGATAAGATATCCCAATCCAATACACCCAACAGGTTTTCTATCTTTTGATCCACAATACCTGTTTCCATCAAGTTCTGATCAAACGGTAAATCTTTAAACCATTGTGGTATGTGTGTTTCATCTGTGGGATAACCAACACTGGTATAACCCAGGGGATTGTCTTTTAGTTTACACACAACTGTTTTCATTCCGTCGATGATTTGCAACGAATAGTTGTCTCCGTGCATCCTTCTCAAGCTGTTCCAGTTCATTGCGGCTCGTACATGTCCGGGCATGTTGGCTCGGCCCAATCTGGCTTCTTCTGCTGTGTACTTGGTCAAGTTGTTCACCCTCTTGGGTGTGCCTTTTTCCCAAGCCGGGCGATCTTGGAACGCATATTTGAACTCTTTGATTTTTTCAATTACCACTTCTCTGGCGTCGTCTGTGGTCAGCACATCCATGAGGATTTCGCTCAAGAATTCTTGTACGATCTTAGGAGTGTCTGATCGTTTCAAATCAAGTCCCATGGCTTTTACTTTGCCTGGCTTGCCATTGACATCAAGACGATTGTTCTCCAAATCGTAAATCAATACTGCATATCGCTTTTTCTTGATAAACAGGCCTTTACGAGCCACTAGCTCACGGCCACCCATGATGATTGCGCCCATGTCTCTGGGGCAGTGGCAAGCTCGTTCCATAAAGCCTGGAAAAGATTCATTCACACTATCAGCAATGGTATCGTACAGTTGTACAGCAATGTCTTTGTTCCACTCCATTGCACCCGATTCTACTTCCGCTTTGACCGCGGGCCACGCTGTAAAGTATACCGAGTCCGTGTCGCCGTAGATAATGCTTGAACCAACATGGTCGTAGTCACCCGTAATTGCTTCGTTAACTGTGGCGTCCATGTGTTTGGCGATGATCCGGCCAGTAAGCGTCGTGCTTTGGCCAATGCGTTGGTCAAAGAACCTGCAGTGCGGGTTGAGGATGGCCCCGTATAAGGAATTAAGGTTAATTTTTTTAACGAGTTGCCGTTTGTCCCAGAACGCTTTGTCTTCAGTATTTTCTGCGGCCTTCTTTTTGGCCTGGAGTTCTTTTCTTTCTGCATACCACCTTTCCAACAATCCGGGGATAATGCCCTTCATGTCATATCTAAATATTGTGCCATTGGCACTGAGTGTCCACGGCTGATTACCATTGAAGATCAGTCTCCACACTTCGGCGGCACTATGCACAGATTCTTCACCCGACTCCCAGTCTATTGTTATTTCTGCTCCAACTTCATTGTTCATCACTGCCTGATACTCCAAAGTACCAAACATGTTTTCCCACGCATCAGCAAAAGACGAACCTGCTGTCATCTTTTCCTTGATGTAATGATCGGTCATTGTTGTGCGGAGTTGCCCAACGATGGTTTCTGGGCCCATGTTAAGGGCTCTAATAGCCGAGGGATAGAGACTGTTGATGTCGATGGCGCCGATGTATTCGTGGACACCTTTTTTGGGATAAGCAACATAGGCACCTGCGGCTTGCGTTTCTCTTGGATCATCTTTGCTCTTTCTATTAGGAACAATCATACCACGCTGGTGAGCTTCATTGATGATAGCCTGCTCTGTTACTGCAACCGCACCCATTGTGGTTGGCAACAACACCGTGTTGTCATGAGCAAGTTCATTGGCCAAGTCCAGGAAGCGAAGCTTCTTGTCCAATTTGGCCAATAGCATGGTATCTTGTCTGTTATAGTCAATGAACTTGGGAAAGTCCTTGTTGTACAATTGATCTAGTGTGCCTTCGTAAGCGACCTTACTGCCACATTCTTCATATTCGCCAATGGCGTCTAGGCTATAACTGTGTCGTTCTTCATAGGTGTACTTGCGGTACAATTGCATATAGTCCATATGCACACGACCAATCAAGTCAAAAGTCAAATTCTCTGCGCCAAAGCGTTCAAAGGTCCTTTGTTTAGGCAGTTGCCCCCATAAACAAAAACGTCTTGTGTCATCCTTGCTGAGCACACGAGTGATACGCATCACAGTATAGGGAATGTCGAATCCTTCACTGTTCCATCCGCTTAGAATGTCAGCGTCGTCGATCAAGTCAAGGAATGTGTTGAGCATGTCCGCTTCGCGCTCAAACAAATAACAATTCTCAAATCCATTGCAAATTTCTTCGGCAGTGGCCCACGAATAACTTTTAGGCGGAGTAGCAAGTGTAACTAATTTGTCCAACCAGTCCAGGTATATGGAAATGGAAGTGATTCTATTAAACGGATCCTCTGGACGGCTATAGCCACGCTCGGGATCAAAATCAACCTCGATGTCAAAAAATGCAGTTTGTAGTTTAGGCGAGTTCACGCCCAAGTAGTTGGTTTCAAGACATCGGAAGATGGGATTGATGTCACTTTCCCACAGACGTTTGCCGGAATTGACTTTTAGTTCTTTGTGATATTCTTTGCTGTTACGGCTACTGAACCTGCTGACAGGTGTGTCGTAAATGGTGCGGAACTTGCCGCGAGGATCGTCATAGTAAAATACAAAGTCGGTTGGGTATTCGCGATACACTCGCTCACCGTTGACTCGTTCAACTATGTGTATTCGATCTTTGGCTCTGTCATAGAGAGCGTCTACATAACTCATTTCATTGTCCTTTGTGTAACTTTGAGCATACACAACTCTACATGCCGTTTAAGTCGGCGATTCTCTACAGTATTTATTTTATACAACCAACATGCGAAATAATCCCACTGTGTCAATGGTGACCAGTAGTATATAGTTTGCTAACATACCAAAACTCCTACGAGTGTAGGCAGCCCAAGCATAGAGAGCACACCCAAGAATCCAAACAGGATACATAAGAATAAGAGGCGGATTGGGCACAGTGATAGCCATAGTGATGCTACAGCCAATTGAAATTGCCCAAGCCGCAACTTCAACACAAAAACGAAATCGATTGGTTTGGTAATCTTGTTGGATCCAGGCGAAGATTCCATATAGGATATCATTCATTACAACGTTTTGCCGACAGTTTCTAAGATGGTGTTGAGTTCTTCGTGATCAGCATTGGTCTGTCCCAGTGCGGCCTTGTGTGCAATACGAATGGCTTTTTTAAGCACAGCCGGTTTGACTTCTAATTCTTCTGCAATGGCTTTGACAGTGTCAGCCAAGCCTTCGTTGAGGGTATCAACTTCGTGCATGACCTGCATGCCTTCGTTGATCAGTTGTGTGAGTTTGGCTTTTTGTTCGCCGCTAAACATGCGTGGACCTGACATTGGAATCTCCTAGTAAAACTGTATTATAAATTGATTTATTGGAAAAAGCAAATAGAA